TCGACACGGTCAATCGGGACTTGGAACTGCTTGGTCAGGCGCACACTTACGCCCTGCAAAGTGGTGATTTTGACCGCGCGACCAAAATTCAACGGGAAATGTCGGCCAACGAGGCCAAACTGCTCCAGTTGAACAACGGCAAGGAGGCAATGGAGAACGCGCCACGTCAACCTGAGCCACAAATGGCACCGCTGGACCCCGTTGAGGACTTTGCCAGCCGTTTGTCGCCCCGCAGCGCAGATTGGGTCCGTAAGCACCCTGAATTTGTACGGGATCAGCGCCTGAACGCCAAGATGATCGCCGCCCACAACCTCGCCGTGGCCGATGGCATTCCCACCGATACCGACGAATACTTTGACGCCATCGAAGAAACGCTAAAGGTGACGCCCAAACCCGCGCAGAACGACACTGATGACCAGTACGCTGCAAAGGCCGTCCGCCGCCGTGACGCTGCCCCCGCCGCTGCGCCTGCAAATCGCGGAGGCCAATCTGCAAGCTCTAACGTGGTGCGTCTTACTGCCGCAGAACGCGAAATGGCTGAAATGATGGGAATGAAACCAGAGGATTATGCCAAGCACAAAGTGGCCCTCAAAAAGGAAGGGAAAATGCAATGACACTACGCCCCGAAATGCGCCCCAACGCTACCACCGCAGAAGACCCCCGCGAACGTGCCGCCCGCCGTGCAGCGGAACTGCGTGGCCACGACACCGATCTGGGTGACGATGGCACCGACGAATACTACATTGAGAAGGGCATCATTCCAGACGGCTGGTCCTACGAATGGAAGATGCGTACCGTACTTGGCGCTGAAGACCCCGCCCACCAAGTGGCGCTGGCCCGCAAGGGCTGGGAAATTGTCCCCGCATCGCGTCACCCCGAACTGATGCCGATGGGCTACAAGGGCGTGGAGATCACCCGCAAGGGTATGGTGCTGATGGAACGCCCGCTGGAGATCACGCAAGAAGCCAACCGCAAGGCGCTGCTGATGGCCCGCACCCAGATGCGCGACAAGGAAGCGCAGTTGACCAACGTCAAAGGCGGAGAGTTTGATCGTACGAACAAGGGTGACCCGCTGGTCAAGATCAGCAAGAAGTACGAGGCGATCCCGATCCCCGAATGATTAAGCCCATCACGATCTACAAATACATAGAGCGTCTCCGTAAGACCATCAGGTCAGAGGGGACGCCCGCCATCCAAGAGGCTTGGGACAAACTGGAGCCGCATGTCTCGGTGTTCATGCCAGTCGTTGACAAATCCACAAACAAAGAGTAACAACTTGTCGCAGTCTCGTGGTTGGGACATGCTCTGCGTAGCGGGGCTGACAGGCCGGAAAGACGGTCAACCAAAACATCATACTGCATTTACAAAGTATGAACCTTTTGGTATGCTCACCAGCATGCCATACAAAGACAAAGACAAACAACGCGAAGCAGTAAGGCGGCATTACGAAAAAAATCGTGTCGTCATGAAACAGCGTGCGGCAATTTACAATAAAGCCCATAGGGTTGTGGTGAGAGATTATGTTCTTGCTTACCTAAAAGAACACCCGTGTGTGGGCTGCGGAGAGGCCGACCCAATAGTGTTGGAATTTGACCATATGCGTGATAAAGCCTTCAACATCAGCCAAGCATCAGGTTATGGGCTTGACCGTATCAAAGAAGAGATTGATAAGTGCGAGGTGCGATGTGCAAACTGTCATAGACGAAAAACATATCGTCAATTAAATTATTTCGGTAAGGGGTAAGTCAAATCTTCCCTCCGCAACCAGCATCTTAGGGTCGCGCCCTAGGCCAAACGTCAGGTGGCGTGACAAGCGGGGAGAGTCCTGCACAAAATCCCTGACCAGCGGGTAGCTGGCGGTAATGCGGCAAGTACCTGTTTCTACCTAGAGCCGGAAGCTAACACCGCAAGCCAAGGGGCCGTTTCCTTGACGGTTGCCTTGGCAAAACACCCCCCGCTAGACAACCACACAAAATCATGTATATTGTACGCTTATCTCCCCTCGGTGTGGGAGGTTGCACAATCCCCCCCGTTCTACCCTCGCCCCGGTGCGCGATGATGGAACTCCTGAAAAGGAGATATCCGACATGGCGAACACCTTTGCGCCAAACGGTTTTGCCCAGTACCGTGGTGCTGGTTCCGCTCCGACCTATGAGCAGACGATGGCTGCTATTGTGTCGAGCAACACGACCCCAATCTTCCTGAACGATCCCGTCATGCAAGCCTCAAACGCCACTGGCGTTGGCACTGGCTACATCGCTCAGGCAACTGGCCCCGTCACCCTGACGGTGTCCGCAACTGGTATTGCCACTGTGGCAACTGGCGCAATGACGATCACCTACACTGCGATCTCGTCCAGCACCGCCAACATCCCGACCTTTGCATCGACCACCTATGCGCCCCCCGTGGGTTCGGTTGTGGTTGTCACCAACGCAACTGGCGTTCCGAACGGTGCCTTCACGGTCATCTCGGCAACCGCCACGACCGTTGTGGTCCAAAGCTCCACCGCAACTGCCGCCACGTCCTCGGCTTCGACCCCCGTGGTTACGGTCTACGTTCCTGTCGCTGGCGTGTTCGCTGGCTGCAAGTACCTGTCCACATCGCAAAAGCGCACCGTCTGGTCCAACTACTGGCCCGGTTCGGACACTTCCAACGATGTCGAAGCCTATGTCATCACCGACCCGAATGCCCGCTTCTTGGTGCAGACGGCAAACTCGAACACCACCGCCACCGCAGTGGGTCAAGCTCAAGTTGGCGAAAACATCGGCTTTAACTGGAACGACAGCGTCACCACTGGCGAAACCAATGGCAACACCGCCAACGGCCTTTCGACCATGTTTGCTGACCAGTTCACGCTGTCTTCGGCTGGTGTGACGGGCGCAAACGCGGCACTGCCGTTCCGCATTGTTGCTCTGTCAAACTACCTGCCAGGTCAGGCCAACCCGCTTTCGGGCGTCAATGGCAACGATGCAACCTCCGGCTACAACGATATCATAGTGGCCTTCAACAACGCTATGCCCCGCAACTTCGCTGGCATGTAAGGAGCATAAGAAATGGCTGTTAATCTTTCTGCGATTAAAGACCTTCTGCTCCCCGGCCTCCGTGGGATTGAAGGCAAGTACGAGATGATCCCATCTCAGTACGACAAGATGTTCACCAAGCACAATTCGAAGATGGCGCTGGAACGCACCGCTGAGATGCGCTTCTTGGGCTTCGCACAACTGAAGACGGAAGGCGCGCAAACGTCCTTCGACAACGGCGCTGGCGAACGTTACATCTACAACCAAGAACACGTTGAAATCGGTCTGGGGTACGCTATCACCCGCAAGGCTATCGACGACAACCTGTACAAAACACAGTTCCAGCCGTCGAACCTCGGCCTGATCGAAAGCTTCCAGCAGACCAAGGAAATCTACGCGGCAAACATCTTCAACACCGCGACGACCTACAACGCGTCCATCGGTGGTGACGGTGTGGCTCTGCTTTCGACCGCACACCCCATCGACGGTGGCACGGTTGCAAACACACCCACAACCCAACTGGAACTGAACGAAGCAACCCTTCTGTCCGGCATGATCGGTATTCGTACCGCCTTCAAAGATCAGGCTGGCCTGAAGGTCTTCGCTCGTGGCCGCAAGCTGATCGTTCCGCCGCAACTGGAACCCGTAGCCATCCGCCTGACGAAGACGGAACTGCGGCCCGGCACGGCTGACAACGATGTGAACGCGATCATGTCCACCGCTGGCGGTCTGCCAGAGGGCTACATGGTTAACGACTTCTTCACTTCGGCATCTGCTTGGTTCCTGCTGACAAACATTGACGGGCTTTCATATATGGAGCGCGTAAAGTTTGAAACAGATATGCAGGTGGATTTTGTGACAGATAACTTGTTGGTTAAAGGATATGAACGTTACTCGTTCGCATACTATAACTGGCGTTCTGTCTGGGGTTCAACCCCCTCGTAAAAATAAATTGGGGGGGCTTCGGCCCCCTTCTTTCCTTCTGGGTCTCATTGCCGCCCTGACCGCACCCAGCGGACTTTGCACAGACAGTGCGGCTAAATCGTGCAAAGGAACCCAACATGGGTAAGACTACGTTCACTGGCCCCATTCGCGCGGGCAACATCCTCGACACCTCCGGCACCACGCTCGGCCAAAACGTCAAGAACGTTGGCTCGGTGGTTATGATCCAAGTGTTCCCGATCACTCAGGCTGGCACCGCTACCGCTCTCGGCACCAGCATCGTGCTGCCAGCCAACAGCCACGTCATCAACATCCAGATGCTGAACACTGTGGCGTGGGACGCAACCAACACCCTGAGCGTTGGCACCTCCGCAACGGCCACTGAGCTTTGCGCCCTGACCGCCCAGATTCTTGGCTTGGTGTCTATGGTCCCTGGCGCTGACGCAACCCGCGCAGCAGCATGGGACGACATCGGCACCACGGACAGGCGTATCTGGGTCAAGTCGGCAAACACTGGCGTTGGCGTTGGCACCATCACCGTCCGCTACATTCAAGCGCACGATCTGCCCTGATGCGTGTAGGTAACAAAAAACCCGCAATGACGGTCAAGACCACTGTTTCAGTGGGCAAACCGTCTAAAACGGAAGATGCCAGCGCGCATACCACCAGTGGCAGCAAGAATGTCATTGGTGGGCAGGGCGTTCATGGTATGCCTTTGATGTCGGCAGCCGCTGCCAAAGTAAAGTAACGAGGGGGCCTAGCGGCCCTTTCCCTTCATCAGGAGATGCCCAATGGCAACCGCCGCATATCTTTCCGCTGACGCCACAGTGTCGGCTCACCGCGCCTCTGCGGTCACCACCAGCGACAGCACCATTTACGGACAGCCCACCCGTGCGCTTTACATCGGCGCGGCTGGTAACCTCACCGTTGATATGGCTGATGGTGGTTCTTCCGTCCTGTTTGTGGGCGTTCAGGGCGGCACCTTGCTGCCTATTCAAGTGACCCGCATCTACGCCACTGGCACCACCGCAACCAGCATCGTGGCTCTGTACTGAGATGTTTGTAGGGATTGGCATGAACCTTGTGCGCGGTGGGGCATCTTCGTCCCCCGCTTCCCTCTTTGCAGCTTCAGAACCGGGCGTATGGTACGACCCATCTGACCTGACCACGCTATTTCAGGACAATCTAGGCGCTACCCCTGTAACCGCCCCCGCCCAGACTGTTGGCTTGATACTGGATAAGTCTGGTCGCGGAAACCACGCCACCCAAGCTACCTTGGCGCAGCGTCCTATCTACGGGATCAACCCCATCACGGGGACACGCAATCTGCTGACCTATACGGAGCAGTTTGATAATGCTGCTTGGACTAAGACAAACACAACAGTTTCTGCTGACAATGTAACTGCACCAATCGGAACATTAAATGCGGATACGGCAACAACAACCGCCGCAGTTGGCCTTGTCTCACGGGCTGTGACCATCTCAGCAAACAGCGACACATACACCGCATATCTTTATGTTAAGTATATATCTGGTTCAGCAAATATCATGTTACGATCCGCGCTAACGGGTGGAACAGCGGTAGCCAAAATACTGCGGATCAACTCGCAGACAGGTGCGCTTGTCGCAAGTGATACAACTTATGCAATCACTGATGTTGGTGGCGGATGGTATCGTATTGCGATGCAGATCACCAATAATGGCACAAACACAACATTCAACTATCAAATGTACTGTACTGATGATGCTACAAGTACCAATGCCATTGCTATCTGGGGCGCACAACTAGAACTAGGCTCAACCGCCACAGCCTACCAGAAGGTCGTGACGCAATACGAAGTCACAGAGGCTGGCGTTCAGTCTGCATCCTACATCGCCTTCGACGGCGTGGATGACGGCATGGTCACTGGGACGATCACGCCAGCTACCAACAAGGCTCAGGTGTTCGCTGGGGTGCGGAAGCTGAGTGATGTAGCAGGGATTATCTATGAAACTTCAGTAGCTGCGTTTTTAAATTCAGGGTCCATAAGTGCATTCTCTGGCTTTAATGGCGCAGTCGCTGGTGCATATTGGTCTGTATATTCTCGTGGTAATGGTTTTCTTGTTACAACAACTACGGGTGCCACATTTGCTGCACCAAGCACGGCAGTAGTGACTCAAATTGCAGACATTGCAGCGCCAACGAACACTTTGCGCGTCAACGCTGCACAGCAAGCCGCGGTAACTACGACACAAGGCACAGGCAACTACCTCGCCTACCCGCTCTACATCGGTCGCCGTGGCGGTGCATCTCTTCCCTTGAACGGGCGCATCTACAGCCTGATCGTGCGCTTCGGGGCTAACCTCACGGACGGGCAGATCACATCCACCGAAAGCTGGGTTAACAGCAAGACAGGGGCGTACTGATGGAAATCACAACAATCGCTTGCCCGCCGGGTTATACTGATCCCAATATTGACCCTGCAACAGCACCCATCTGGACTGACGGCACAACCGACTATGAAGTAGTGTCTGGGCTTTTAGGGGATGAATACGTCACATCTGAACCTATCCAAGCACAGCCAGATCGTGTTAATGTGGTGGTGGGCATGAATGGGCTTGATGCTCTCGCAGCAATGGGATTGGTGGTAAAGAATGGCGAAGACCCCAGCGTGGACCCGTAAGGCCGGGCAAGACCCAAAGGGCGGACTTAATGCTGTTGGTCGGGCATCGGCAAAGGCGGAGGGTCACAACCTGAAGCCGCCTGCGCCGTCACCCAAGACCGAAAAAGACGCTGCCCGTAAGAAATCCTTTTGCGCCCGCATGACAGGGATGGAAGGTCCGATGAAGGACGAAAAGGGCAAACCCACCCGCAAGGCCCTGTCCTTGAGAGCATGGAAGTGTTGAGATGACCACCAGCGGCACATACGCTTTTAACCCGTCTTTAGGCGAAATTGTTCTGTATGCTTATCAGAACATCGGGGTCCGTCCGGCTGCGGTGCTGCAAGAGCATATGGAAAGCGCCCGCATGGCGACGAACATGATGCTGTCGCGTTGGAGCAACCAGGGGGTCAACCTCTGGGCGGTCGATTTAGTCACTGTGCCACTGGTGGAGGGCCAGACGACCTACGCCGTGGACAACAACACCATCATGGTGCTGGATGCCTACACGACCACGGACAGCGGGATTGACCGCGTGATCATGCCAATCTCGCGCACGGAATACGCCTCGTACCCCAACAAGACACAGCAGGGCTTCCCTACATCGTACTGGTTTGACCGTCTCATCTCCCCAACGATCACTCTGTGGCCCGTGCCAGATGGCTCTTCGGCCACGATCCTGAAATACTATCGCGTCCGGCAGGTCCAAGACGCCAACCTGCAAAATGGCGAAAATGTCGAAATTCCCTACCGTTGGTTGGAATGCTTTGCGGATGGTCTGGCCTACCGCCTTGCCCGTATCTGGCAGCCCCAGATGGCCGTGGCGTTGAAGGCGCAGGCCGACGAGAGCTACCAGATTGCCGCAGATCAAGACGTGGAAGCGGTTCCAACTTATATAAGTCCAATGCTTTCGGGTTATTTCCGATGAGCTACGCATCGCGGGCCGGACGCGCCAGAACCAGTTCTCAGAACCCGCAGGCACACGCCATCTGTGACCGCTGCGGTGCGCGGGTTAACCATGTGGACCTGTCATGGCAGTTTGACTGGGCTGGCTCCTCGTTGATCAACAAGCGCATTCTGGTGTGCGACCCCTGCATGGACACGCCGCAGCAACAGCTTCGCACCATCGTCCTGCCCG